TGCCGTGGCCCTCCAAGGACCTGTCACCGAACGCACGGGTGCATTGCCCCCTTCTGCCCCTTAACGCAGCGCGGGGCTTTTTAACTCGGATAAAGCCATGAAAACCGCCTAAAGGCGGTTTTTTTGTGTCCGTTTTCGCCTGTGCGGAAATGATTTAGTAAAATTACTAAATAGTTGCGGAAATGATCGTAGTTTTCTTGCGATAATTTCATTATAAAACAATGGGTTATAATGGCGGCATACTGCTACATGCGATGACGTCTAATCACCTATTTTAGGCACTAAAGCCCTATGATTGTTGCGTCATCTGCTGCGTACAGGCTGCACGAAGGCGACGCACTGCGGCTGCTTTGCGATATAGACAGCGCAAGCGTGGACGCGGTGATTACTGATCCGCCGTACTGTTCGGGTGCGATGCGGATGTCGGATCGCTTCCAGCCCACGAAAAAAAAATATATCAACAACGGCACGAAACACGTTGCCCCTGATTTTGATTGCGACTTCCGCGACCATCGCGGTTTTTTGGCGTGGTCCAGTCAATGGCTTTCGGAGTGTCGCCGCGTTACGCGGCCTAGGGGCGTGCTTTTAGTGTTTACTGATTGGCGGATGCTGCCGACGCTCACCGATGCCGTACAGAGTGCAGGCTGGGCGTGGCAGGGCATTGTGGTATGGGATAAAACGCCTGCTTGCCGTCCCCAGCTAGGCCGGTTCCGTAGCCAAGCCGAATTTATCGTCTGGGCGTCCTGTGGCTTGATGAATCCCAAAGCGCATCCGGTCACGCCGGTAGGCGTTTTCCCAACCGGCACAGCGCCCCGCGAAAAGCGGCACCAAGTCGGGAAGCCGTTCGCGCTGATGGAGCATCTAATAAAAATTGTGCCGCCTGCTTCTACGATTCTTGATCCGTTTGCAGGCAGTGGCACAACCGGCGTTGCCGCCTTGCGTGCGGGACATCGGTTTATTGGGATGGAGATTGCACCGTATTACTGCGATGTAGCGAAGCAGCGTTTAGCAGATAGGGCGTAACGCGCCGCTGAGTGGAGCGCGTTCTCATCCCCGCTGTTGAGCGGGATTTTTTTTGGCTCAGACCGCCTTCGGGCGGTTTTTTGCGTTCTGGAGTCCCCCCATGCAGACCATTGGCGAAGAAGGCATTGCACTCATCAAGTTTTTTGAGGGTTGCAAGTTGAACCCGTACACGTGTCCTGGGGGAGTATTGACCATTGGCTACGGCGAGACGGGCAAGCATGTTAGGCCTGATATGCGTCTTGCCAATGAGCAGGAAGCCGATGCGCGGTTACGTGCTCGATTAGCCAAAGAGTTTGAACCGGCTGTACGGCGTTATGTGCGTGTGCCACTCAAGCAACAGCAGTTTGATGCGTTGGTGTCGTTGAGCTTCAACATTGGTACGGGTGCGTTCCACCGCTCGACGCTGTTACGCAAGCTCAATGCCGGTGATGTGGCTGGTGCGGCGGAGCAGTTTCATGTGTGGAAATGGGCGGGGGGCAGTATCCAGTCGGGTTTAATCATCAGACGTGCCGCCGAACGTGCATTGTTCGAAGGCGGTGACTGGCGTGCTGAAGCGGAGAAACAGCGTGCCGCTTTGAAGAGCAAGGGCCGCCGTGGTTGATCCCTCGCTGCTGCCTGCCTGGTGGAAGGAGGCGTTTTATGTGGGCTTAGCGATGGCCACGGGGACGCTGAGTTACGTCATGCGTGCACTGGACGCTAAGCAGAGGCTGGCCGTTTCCCGCGTGTTGATTGAGGGCGGATGGCTTACACATTGGTAGAAAACCAGCAGTACAACGGTACGACGCAGTACGGCTATTTTTATCTTGTCGTGGATGATGGGAGCGACGCGCCGCCTTCCAATTTGCTGTCGACAATCTATAACGCCATCGACGCAGTGCGTCCGCTGACCAGCACCTTCGGCGTGTTCCCTCCGTCCGTGGTGCTAGCAGACGTCAGCATGACGATCACCACAGCCGCAGGCTATGACCACGCGGCGACGGTCTCGTTAGTGGGAACGGCCTTGCAAAACTATATTAATTCGTTGCCACTGGGCACGCCGCTGGCGTGGTCGCGGCTAACACAGGTCGCTTACGACGCCTCCCTAAGCGTCACAAATGTTTCGGCAGTACGCCTCAACGGTGACACGGCAGATATTGCGACCACTCACCAGCAGGTCGTGAAGGCCGGAACAGTCTCGGTGGCTTGATATGGCAACAGGTGACCAAACCGACATCTTTAGGCGCATCAAGGCGCTGCTCCCGCAATGGTTCAGCGACAACACGCCGGTGCTTGATACGCTGTTGCGCGGCTTCGCCTACGCCACGGCGTTCGTGTATGTTCTGATCGCCTATGCGGCACGTCAAACACGTATCAAGACGGCAACCGACGGTTGGTTAGACATGATTGCGGCTGACTTTTTCGGCGCGTCGCTGCTGCGCAAGCCTGGGCAGTCCGATGCATCGTTTAGGGGGCGCATCCTTGCCGACCTGTTCCGCGAACAAGCCACTCGAAACGGCCTTGTGAAGGTGTTAACTGCACTGACAGGCCGCGCTCCGCGCATCCTTGAGCCGCAGCGGCCTCTGGACACCGGAAGCTATGGCGGGCCGCTCATCGAGTACGGTCTGGCGGGCGGATATGGGTCAATGCTGCTGCCGTATCAGGCGTTTGTGACCGCATTCCGGCCAGCAGGCACGGGCATCCCCTACGTAGCAGGCTACGGCACCCCAAACAGCGGCTATGGGCAAGCTTCGCAAGCAGAACTAGCCTCAATACGCATGATTCAGAACGCTGTGACCGATGCGGACATTTACGCGGCCATCGACAGCGTCAAACCCGCCGGAACGATTGTCTGGACGCACATCAGCAATTAGCAACGTAGCCGCCCATCCCCATTCACTCAACCTGGCTGCCTTCGTGCAGCTTTTTTCTTTACTGGAGACTTCATCTTGGATCGTCAAACCGTCTACGCCGGTGCTATCCCACTGGAAACGGATTTACTGAACACCAACCGTAACGCACTCGTTGGCCTTGGAAAGCTCGCCGCCGCTATGCTCGGTACGAGCTACCTGGCGTGTGTTCCGACGGCACCGGCGACGTTGCATGTGCAGGTTCTTCCTGGCGAGATTTACAGTCTGCAAAACCTCGATGGCACCGCCTACAGTTCACTGGCCGCCGACACTACACACCAGATCATCAAGCAGGGGATGATCTTAGACGCGGTGACGCTGAACTGCCCAGCACCCGCCACCAGCGGCTATAGCATCAACTACTTGATCGAGGCGGCGTATCAAGATTTTGACGACAACGCCGTCGTGCTGCCGTACTACAACGCCAGCAATCCGTCGCAGGCATACTCCGGCCCAAGTAACAGCGGCACGGCGCAAAGCACAGTACGCAGAGGCATTTGCACGCTCCAGGTGAAGGCAGGGATCGTGGCGGCCACTGGCACACAATTAACGCCCGCCGCCGATAGCGGCTACGTCGGTTTGTGGACGGTCACCGTGGCTTATGGTCAGACGCAGATCACGGCAGCGAACATCACTCAGGCGGCCAATGCGCCTTTCCTGCCCGCGGGTGGCATCGTGCCGAGTGTCCAGAACAGCGCGTTTAACTACGCGCTGGATACCGGCACGGCGAATACGTATTTAGTGTCTTACTCCCCTCCGGTAACGCAGCTGACCGATGGAATGGTGCTGTCGTTTCGCATCAACCGCGACCATGTGCGCATGGTGCTAATAGTGCGCTCGGAGAAATACCGCCCACTGATGGAAGCACCGTGATCGCCATAACCCCGATCGACTTTTTACCGTGGCGCATTGCAGCCATGATCGGCATCGGTGCGGCGTGCAGCTACAAGGCAGAGCATGCGCACTACGCGCCGCAGCGAATGAGAAGATACAGGTGCTCACCATGACCAATAACACATTAACTGCGTCGCTCAAGAAGCAGAACCAGGCCATCGCCGATCTGCAAACGGAAGCCAAACGGCGCGAGCAAGCGGCCACGGCAACCATGCAGCAAGCGCGACAAATTACCATGCAAAGCTAGAACCGCGCCGTTAGAGTGCTGCTGCGTAAACCGCCTGCGGGTGTGAATCAGTGCATTGCAACGCAAACCGCATTTGATGAGGAGTGACGCAATGAGCGAGGCGCACAATGAACAGCACACGGCTTAGCGTTCTGTCCGGATTGCTGCTCCTTCTCGCCGCTTGTGCGACCACGACGCCCGTATCCGCAACTCCGATAGAAGCCAGTACGCAGGTGATGGTGCCGTGCAAGATACCGATACCGCAACGCACACCCTTTGCCGTGGATACGCTCCCCATCGGTGCCAGCATTTGGGACCAGATGGCCGCATTGCGCGCCGAGCGATTGCAGCGGATAGGCTACATTGAAGAGTTAAAAACTGCCGTTAAAGGCTCCCAGTAAAATAATCACCAGCACTTTAATACATGCTTATTACATTCATTGCGGAGTATTTCGATAAATTAATTCATTATTTTATATATAATAATAAATGCATTTAAATTCTCCCAAATGGGCATCTGCTCAGATGATTAGAAGCCAACGACCTTACTTAGAGTCATCCTTCTTTTCCTTTAGACTCCCATCAGGATTGAGATGAGTATCTATATAACGATACATTAATAATAAGGATGTGGAGAGCGCAACCGCAAGTATCGCTGCACTACCAAGATCCAATGAAGAAATATCCAAATCCGAGATCGAAATCATTGAACCTAAAGACACGAAAAGAAAAGTAATAGTTGCGGAAATCTTCGCTACAAGTCGTCCACTAGGCCTAGGAAGGTGCGATGCAACAAGACTATAAAATGCAATTATCATCGTCTGAAATTTGTTCATTTTATCACCGTTAAAAGTGGGCACCAAAAAGCATGGTGCCCACAAAGAAAGCATCATGAGTTCACAGAAGAAATTAACTTAGAATCTAGAAACATAAGCTATTGGATGGTTGGAGAATCCATCAATCTCTGACTAATGTATCTTCCAATCCCCCAACCTAACCCCCAAGAAAACCCTATAGCACCTCCAAAAAGACCGGCTCGGGATGCACCCGCCACGGTACCGGTGGCGGCATAGACTATAACTGTCCCAATAACATAACCTGTTTCGAAATCCTTAATCGGTCCAGCGCCATCGACTTGCATTATTTCAGAAGTTGATAATTCACGCATATTCATCAT